ATTTAACCTAAACACGGTAGCAGACGAACTAAGATACTATCAATGTGCAAACTCTGAAAGTATGGCATTAGCACTCCACGAGATAGCGTACAACCTGAGGAAGAAAATAGAATGGAAAGCAGAAAGAAATCCAAAGCTAGACCCCTCCGACTTAGTATTTGAGATGATTGCGGAGATAATAGAGAGCCACGACATACAGATAAATAAGATATTGTGATAATTAGAGCTATAAAATTGTATATTTACAATAGAATACACAATAAATACATCAAATTAGGTATAATAAATAAGAAAAAATGACAGACATAGCCACAAGAATAGAGAAAGTTTGTAATTCAGTACTAGCCAAAGAGCAAGAGTACCGAGAAGACAGAGAGACAATAAGCAATCGGTCAGCACTTTTAAGAGAGTCTGCCATCCACAAAGAGCTTATCTATGAGTACATAATAGAAATGTGCGAAAAAGAGAACGTAAAAGCTGACGCAGTGTTTAAGATAGTAGAATGAAATACTTACCCTATTTAATACTATTCATCTTAGGTGGTGCTTTGGGCTTTTACATAAATCCAAAGCCTAAACCTATTATATTAGACCCTATAATCCTAACTAATACAGATACAATATACAAAAAAATTAATGTACTGCAATTAAAACAAGACACTTTAAAAATATATTATGAGGAAAAAATTTACATTTATAATTCTCTTGCTACTAATGAGCGAGTGGAGCTATTCGCAGACCGTATTAACCGATAAAAACGGAGATACTACTGTGTGCATCTCGCTATCTCAAATGGATGGCATATACACGGAGCTTATACAGAAGGATAGTTTAATGTCTCAAAGCTATATTAACGCATCTAAGGAGCTTTTGCTGATACAGATATTAGATAGTGCAGACAAAGATATAAACACGCTTAAAACGGCTGCAAATAGTCTTAGCAAGAACAACGCTATACTATTAAGAGAGTCGAGAGATAAAGATATGAAAATATTGAGGAATAGGAGTATTTCAATAGTGGCTGTACTGGTTACTATTATTTCACTTCTATTTTAACGCCCAAATATGTGCCTTGTAATCCCACAAGGATTATGGCATATATTGGATGTTATAAATCCATTAAACAGTTTATAGCCGTGTGCCCTCCGATTACTACACCGCAGCCGATAGCTTGTTTTTTGAAGTTCTTAGCGTATGCAGCAGCGTATGAGCTACTATCTACTCCACAACCTACTTGCATACCAAACACTTTAAAGTTCTTGCCTACCGACCACTCAGTGTATGCCTGAGTATGAATGTGACCTTGTACAGTAGACATCATATCATTTTTACACTTGGTGCGAGCAGTGCCACCTTCTCCGTGTACATATTGCACGCCATCGTAGCATACTTGGTCAGCCCAGTTCCAGTTAGTCCCTAGTACTTCATTATAGTCTTTAATCCATCGAGCAGGTATTTGGCTATCAAAAGCCTTACGCATTATTATTCTGTCGTGGTTTCCTATTGTAACGTCTGCTACTGGGAACTCTTTTGCCCATTTTGCTATCTCTTCAATAGCAAAGTCTAGCTCATCCCCTCCACCTAATCCGTCAGGGTCGGCAGTATGAAAACTAGAGTAATGATTATCTATTATATCGCCCATAAATACAACTTGATTGCAGTTATAATTTGCGTATGTTTCTTTGCAAAATTCAGAGTAGCCTTCTAAAGTGAAGGGGGCGTGTAAGTCTCCTATGACTAAGATACGTTTCTCTTCTTTTGTGATGCTTTGGAACGCTTTTAAGCGATTGCCATTTAGTCGGGGTCTAATATCCCTCATCAGCAACATTAAACGATGGACACGCCTTGTTACTGTATTCGTTGTGAGCGTGTATGGATATGTCTTTGTGTTGCTTCTTTAGCTTATTGACTAGTTTTGTCAGTGCTTTCTTTTGTTCATCGGTTCTAGTGTCTTTTGGTTGCATCTTATCATCCACTCCTCCCACATAACACACACCAATACTAAACTTATTTTGACCTAAACAATGAGCACCTACTATTTCAACTGGTCTGCCTTCCTTAACACTTCCATCAAGCTCAATAATATAATGGTAGCCTATGTCTGACCAACCTTTATCAGTATGCCAGCTTTTTATCTCTTCCATCTTTACGTCTCTACCCTCTGGCGTGGCAGAGCAGTGAATAATTACTTTGTTAATCGGTCTCATAATTTTATTAATTAATCGCATAGTTGAATTTTAAAGTTAATATTAATAAATACAAAGTAATAGTATTGTAGTCGTTATATTCATCAGGAGCAATATATTCCCACCCTAAAGCGAATCTGTCGTGTGGATAATGAAATGCAAGTACTATTTCCCAGTTCATTTCAGTTCCTTTTTTACGTCTTTAATTTTGTTGATAATTGTCTTAAATTTTTCTATGAAAGAATAACCCTTTACTTTGATAAAGGACTCATCCATAGACTTAACCTCAATAGAAATCAAAACCAAAGACACTAATTTAGTAGATATAAAAGCGATACTAATAACGCTTAAAGTCATTTCGTTAATAATAAACACGTCAGAGGTAAAAACTAACATAACGACTGCCACGTAGCTCAATATCTTAGGGATGAAGCCGTGACGAAACTTCTTACTAGTTATTGGCTCTCCTATTTTCTTAGATTTCCAAAGACCGAAACACGTGTCTATGATTGTAGCTAGTGCGACCAAAAGGATTATCCCTTTTATAGGAGCAAAAAACAATATTACCGCCCCCAGAATTGTGCTAAAATATATTTTCATTTATGCCTGCAAATGTATGGTCTGGTGTTTTTGGCGACACTTCTTGCTTATAGTAAGGGGGTTCTTCTATACTCCAAAGAATGTCTACCAAGTAGCCGCTTATAATAGTGCTTACTTCGGTTTCTTCATTATAAGACTGCTTGAAACCCAGCTCTACTATTGAACCATCTTTGAAAGACTTGTTACCCTCTTCATCTGTAGCGTAGTGCTTAGACAATGTTTTGAGCATCGCAGCCCTCGTTTTAAATTCGTATCTTAGGTGCATTATAGTGTAGTTAATTCTGCCATTTGTGTATCTGTAAGGTAAGTATTAAAAATTGCTAAACCTTTTACTTTTCCACTCCATTGAGAAGTTCCATTCCCCCTAGAAAAAGATAATTGATTCAAAGTGTTTGCAGATAAAACAGAACCGCTTGTATCTTCTACTTCTTTAACCCCATTTATCCATAGAGAAAAATCATTTACCTTATATCGTATTGCGATAGAATTTAAAACAGTTCTGTCTGTCAAAGTAAAGTCCATAGATGCCTGATTGCTATTATTTTTAACATATTGGGCGACCACGTTATTTGTCGCAGATGTGTTTCTTATGACTATTTCGTTATCGTCACTACCATCAGATAATGTAATATACATATTGCCCCCAGAAGCAGAAAAAACAGACATTTCCGCATAAAACACACCCTCTTCTGAATTAATCACAGAAGATAGTCCGCTTGTACTACTTGAATCTGCCGTTCTTGTAACCGTACTACCTGCTGTGGGTATGTAGGATGTAGGGTATGAGCCGAGTTCTAGTTGAGCTCCGAATACGTATACTCCTGACGTTCCGTCGCCAGTGTAGGAATTTACATCATCTGCCTCTGTTAAGTAAATCCTACTTGAAGCTACAACCGTTGCTACAACATCGCCTATTGAAACTCGATACCAGCCATTTTCTAAAACTTCTGCGTTATAGCTCGAGGGTAATCCGTTACCAAAAGCATCTGTCCCAAATGTTCCCGTTGCTAAATCGAAATTTACACCCTTGCCAATTTGTTGAGAATATATAATTATATCACTTCTTTCGCCAGCTTTAATATAGCAGGAAAATGTTATATTATCCCCTATGCTATAGCCCCCAGTTAAAGTTTGTGTGGTTTGATGACTACCCGTACTCGTATCCTCAACCAACTTAAACGCCCCCGTTGGGCTGTCTGCACTCGGTGAGGTTTGCCCACTTACAACCGTTGACCCTGATTTTGTCCAATACGCATTACTAAAGTCCTCGCTATAAGTAATCAAATTAGTTCTTTGTGGCTCTAAAAGCAAAGAGCCACATCCACCACCCTTGTAGTCTATTCGGGGAGTATTGATAGCCACGCTTTCTATTAATCCATCTTCGTTTACTCTAGTAGCCGTTGTGCTGCGTGAGAATGATAAATCTCCGCTGCCGTCACTTGGCACTACACTATATAGTTTACTAGCCTTATAACCGCTAGGTATCATTGCTAGACTTACGTCATCTAATACACCTATTTTATTAAGCCTATTTAATTCAGAAGTGACGCACCCCTCACCCTCCATAATGCCACCGTCAGCGATTACTCGCTTACGGAACACACTAGCCAACAAAGCCCCTAGACTAAGACCTAAGACTTTGCCATATTGAAAC